CACGGCAAAAGTAAAATTCCTGTATTCCTTGCAACTTTATCAGGGTAAACATAGAACAAATTTACTTTGCAACCGCGACCAATCCAAATATCACCGCAAGGCTTCGCCAAAAATTAGCCTTTTTACGCTGTTTTTTTACCTCGTTGGCACAATTACTCAATAAATCTTTTTGAGCGTCTCTAATGGCTTCTAAATGCGAAATAACGCTATCTTGGTAAATTACCACCTGACCCTGATTTGCAATGATTAAACTATCCTCAAAAACAATCTCTTTCATCAGGGCGTTTTCGGAGAGCAGATTTGCAATGCCGGAAGTGTCACCGATGAGTGCTTCAACGGTCAAAGTATCGTGGACATATTTTGTCCTAATCTCGCGCAGGGTTTTTATCTTTACCGCACGGCTATTGAGCAAAGTTAAATACTCGGCCTTTATGCTGTCAATCTCTGCCTTGTAAAGGTCCACCTTGCCTTGCATAGTATCTACATTTTGCCGTGTTTCGATTGGTGTCTCACAAGACCTAACGCCAAGCATAAGCAGGCAAAAGCAAACAATAATAATAATTCCATACGCAATCCTCATTCTTCTGCGAAAAAGTTAGTAACGAACTTGCCGACCGCACCCAGCACACCGCACAGTAACATCAGTTTGGGGTGGTCAAGGTTCAGCCCGGCAACAAATAAGGATGCAGCTGCAATGCTGTCACCTAAAACACGGAACCGCTTGGGGGTTGGTGCGAAGTAGTTTTTTAATTTCATCTTCCTTGTCCTACATACGGCTTGCTGCTCTTGTGCTTGTTCGCTGACTTCGTATGCCTGCCCAATTTCCGTTTGCTTTTCGGTTTCCATTTTACAACCTCTTTACTTTTTGCCATTGCTGAAAAACTTATAAATGCCTATGCAGGATAAAATCAACGCTGCCGTAAAAGATAGGAATTGAATAATGGGCAGCAATTTTGCTGCTGCTCCTGCAACCCACAATAACCAACTACCCACTATTGTATCATTCAAGTTTTTCATTGATATGGCGGTGTTATTACTTCAAATTCAACTGGCTGACCTAAAACAGGCAATAAACTTTCATCAAAAACAATATACCAAAATTGCGGTGTGTTAAATTCTGCAAAAGAATATTCAACCCAATTTTGTGTAATGTCATCAGGCGCAACGGGTATTCCATAAAAAGCATCACACGCTTCACGGGCATTGATTGCTTCTTGTTCTGTTATATATTTATATCCTAACATTAGTATATTGAATAATAAGTATTTATATTACTGTTTATTCCACTTCTATTACTATTTTTATTAGATGGATAAACAATGAGTTCCTGAAACGAAAAATTGCCATATCTACCAAGACCCGGATGCAGTCCTATTGATATACCACCACCATTCAATGAACCAGCGTTGCCACTTGCAATTAAAGCATTGTTTAAATAATAATTTGAATTAGAGCCACTGAATAAAACAGAACTTAAATTTTGATTTAAATTAGCACCTTGAGTATTGTTGTAAAGTGTTGTATCTGCTAAAACGTTTATTCTTCCACCAACTTCTCTATATACCATCGTATCGCCATTAAAACCATCAATCATATACTGAAAAGTAAATGCACCTTTATTTATTGCAAGCCATTTATGTACGAAAAATAAATTTTCAGGCTGTACAAGTGAGAAATTAATTGTGCGTAAATTATCATTAACACCATCATAATTCATTGCGGGTTTGTTATTTTGTTTAACAATAACTCCACTACTAACAATTTGTGGTTGATTTACAGCCGTTGACTGTGTTGCGTTTCTACTATTACCGCTTTGATCATACCAAGTAGTGACAAATCCATTATTTGCCCCCACAAACGTTGTTAATGCGCTTTCATCTAAATTACCATTGCCATCAAATCCGATGTCTTGTTCGGTGTTATCGGATGACCTGCGCACACGAATAGCACTGCCAGTGTAAGCAGCGCGAAGTTTACGCACACTATAGGCTGCTGCTGCGTCGGTGTAAGTATCAAGCAAACCAATAAAAGGCGTTGCGCCAACTGTATATGGCTGTACACCTATGCCTCGCCTTATCATACATTATACGCTACGATGCTACCACTTGTCAGCGTGATGCTGCTGATATAACCGGGTTCGGCTACGCTGATGAATGTGCCTTGCTTCAAGGTTACGCCAGTCAGTCCGATTGTGGTCATCAATGATGCACTATTCTCATCAAGGCAGGCAGAAACCACCGCATCTGCGTTCACTACAAAGCCCTGAAAACGGCCAGTGTTGGCGGATGTGTTGCTGATAACTTTGCAGCCCGTAAAGCCGCTCATAAATTCTAATGCTGTACTCATTTTTTATTCTATTGTTGGAAATGTTAAATTGTTGTTTGGGGTATCGCAATAATCACGAAGATTAGAGCAATGAAATTCTATTACACAAGCCACACCGCTTACGATGTCGGTTTGTGCGTCATAAAATGGCGTAATGCTGTCAGCAATTACCCACGTGCCTGCTATGTTGCCGCGATAAACGTAGCGGAGCATGGAGTAAATGTCCAGCATGACGGTGTGCATATCGGATATGCGTTCCACCGCATCGGTAAAATCCTCTCTGTGGCGGTCGGCAATGGCAACGGCAAAACGATAAATCACCTTGTCAACGGTCACTTGCGATCCATCAGGAAAAATCCGCATAAGCGGATAAAGCTGCTCACCATTTGTGTTGATATTCGGCTCAACATTAACGATTGTTGCCTTTATCTGCTTGTGATTTTGGCCCGCTCTGGTTAGTGCTGCTAATAGTTGGTTTATCGTGACCACTTAAATACTGTTTTAATTTGTTTTCGTTCTTTATACGTACTTTGTTCATCTGAAAAATCCGCGTAGGAATTTGTACTCTTCATCTTCGCCAAGCATAAAACCGCCAAAAATTACCTGTTCCTGCGGTGGAATGGTGTCCAATCCGGGTGCAGGTGTTCTATATTCTGGGAACAAATCCATGTTTTCGCACAGATATAAGCGCAAACGCTCACCGTAATACTCCGCTTTCTGCTGATATCTCTGCTCAATCATGCGTAACTGGTCCACATCGATGGCATTTGCGTTCTCTGCACCACGTGTCGCAACCGATTTGTTCATCATTTTGAACGTCATGGGCAGCATACTATCTGTAACCACGTAATGATATAGGCAAGGAGCAATATATTTGTTGACCAAAGTCAGGTAATCACCACCCAATCCAGCCCCGTTGATGTCATCACACAGCTTGTCATACAACGTGCTGCCCAAAATATCACGGATGTAGATGTCCTGTGCGGTACGCATGGCTGTTTGTAGCAGCTTGCTGTCTACGTTTTCATCGATTGGAGTGTTTTTCTTAACATCCTGCTCGCTTATAAAAAATGCAAATGTTGCCATTATGATCTTCTCCTTACTACTCTTTGAACCCACTCATGTCTGCAATGCGGAATGTGCAATGGTGGTTCACTATTTGGAACGGTGTACCATCCACCTCTGCGAAGCCATGCGTTGTAACCTACAATCGCGCTGATTTGGTCGATTTCATCACGAGTGTATAGTTTTTTCTGATCCATCATTTTGATACAAAACTCACGGCTCTTTCCACCGGGCATCAAAGGTGGTGCATCTGGGCTTAAATCGTATTTGTATCTCACCTCTATTTTTGGCAATCCCTCATCTTGAATATCTGCCCTGCCAATATCGGTGATTTTGATAGCGTTATTTGTCCAGTTCAACTTGCCATCAGATTGCAGTTTTTTCAGTATCTCGATTACTTCCGGCTCGTCCAATTTTACCGCATCAGCAATATTTTTTACAGTTGCCTTTTCGTCAGCAGTTACCACCGCCAATACTTTTTTCTCTTTGGTGTCCAATGCAAACAGCATCGGCACGTCTTCAAACTCATCGGCACTCACACCGAACTTTGAAAATACCTCAATGTCGCTGTCTTTCCACATTTCGCACTCGCATTTCATTTTTACCGCTGTGAATGTGGTTGGTTCAGGTGCTGTACTTGGTGTACTTGCAAGTGCATCACCGCCCTCAATAGGTGGCAATCCTGCCAGTCCTCTTTTTTCATTGACGGTCATATTAGCAAGTACGTTATTTGCTACTAATGGCGAAAGGCTGTTGATGTTGTCAATGGTTTTCTGCGCTGCATCAATTACTTTCTGCTCTGTTTCGCCCAATCCAAGCTGCTCACGTGCTTCATCTACCGTTGCAATTCCTGCACCATACAAAGCCACATAATCAATGGCTAAAAACTCGCTGTCTTTTGTGGTGATTATGATGCCGGGATAAACGGTTTCAAGCGTATTTTCAAGGCAGGTTTCAATTTTGTTTTGCCTGCGGTTGATGTAGCTTTTATGCAGCAACTCATACGCCTGTATCATTTCATTACGCTGGCCGAGCGCACCCTCTGTGGCGTAACCCAACAGAATTTTTGGGAAGTTATGACCTACAAAAATCTCATCCTGCACCGTTTCATTGAGTTGCAAAAACTGCTTGTCCATTTCACTCGGTTGCAGGTGATTAATGGTGGCTTCCTTTTCGTTCATTTCGTTGAACTGAATCAGCACACCACCAGCGTTGTCCGTGCCGGTTGTTTTGGCTTTGAACTTGCGCTCAAATTCGTAGGCTATCTCTTGCGAGGGTTGACCTTTGAACAACTGCACCAACGTGCCGTTTGAAAACCCGTTGCGGATATTATTGTTGTGGAAGTTTGCGATTTCCACATCAATCTCAATGTACTGCAAACAATGTTGGTAAGGTGGCAGAGGATAAACACCCAATCCCGGTGCATATTCACGGAAATAAAACAGTTGCACTTCCATCGGCTGCGCCTTTTTGGGGTTGAAAGGGCGGTAATGCTTCATATCCTCATGCTTTGCTTTTTTCCAATCCTCAGCGTACATGTACAACTCGTGGTCTAATGTCCGAACTTTGCTAAAATCAACGTGGTAAAGTGCAGCCAACTGCCCCAATTTGTTGTAATGCACTTCATACGCGAAGCCATTGAACAGCTCATAATCGAGTGCCAGCTTATTTTTAAACTCTTGCACGCCCTCGTAAGGGTTAACGTAATCGATTATTTTTGCCGCGTTGGGGTTGCCCTCTACAACGGTCTCTTCACCTGCCACAAAACGTGCCTTTTGGCGCACAATAGCACCGTGTTTTGGTGAGCGGTTGTAAAACTCCAATAGATGCTGTGGGAAATCATTGCTTTCCCCGTAATACATTATGCCTTTATTCTTGTTTTCC